ATATTTAATATTATAGGGATCGCTATTCTTGGAAACATGATAGCACATTGGTTCCTTCCTATACAAGGAGCAAAGAGGTGGTTGATCGGCGGAGTGTTTACAATTTCTGCCTTCTTACATACACAGGTCGATAAAGCCTTAAATTGTTCTAAATGTATGAGTTTCTGGTTATACATAACCTTTCAGGTTGGCAATCTATTCTCAGATTTATTTCTTTTACCAGAAATACTCATCAGCGCAGCCCTTTGCTCCTATTTAGGATACCTTATCAACTTCAGTATTGACAAAATAGAAAACTGGTATGAATGAAACAGATAAGGAATGGTTGTATGTTGCATTTCCATCATTCCAAAACAGAACTTTAAGAAAAGAAACCCTTGATGCCTACTACAAAGCAGAGATGCTTTTGAACGGATGGGATAAACAAAGAAGAAGAAATTGTGCCTGCGAGCACAGATCTTTAAAACAACAAGTGGATAACAAGCATCATACATGGACAAAAAACCAGCCAAAACCAAAAGAAGTCAATTTGTAACCAACCAGGATTACGAACGTGTTGAATACATACTTTATAATAACCTGTCTCTGCCACTGTGGGAGGATAAACACATAAAAGGTCCTAAACAGAATAAAGGCGTGCTTAGAAAGCTTCTGATACAGGGAGAGAAGTATGTAGAGTGTCCGGTAGAGGGGTATGAACATATCTTTATAACGTCTTATGGGAGGGCGATAAACAGCCATAAGATAAACACATTAACACCGGCCGTTACATCAAACAACTTTATATACTACCTTGGAGGTACAAATGTTAACTCCTCTCAGGTATTTTTAATGACGGGCTGGCATCATGATATACTCAAGATGATATCTATTTTTAACAAGCATAAATGGAATTACTCACCCAAGTCCAAGGATCTTGAGAAACTTTCTAAAATACTCTAACTATTTATCAATATATAATCTGTATATAATACCAAAGAATTTTCAATGGCCGGAGATAAATTAACAACCACCGAGGTTCAAGAGAGGGTAGATACCTGTTTTAACCTAAGATACAAACAAGAGATACCGATCCTGCAGAGGGAGTGGGTTAAATTGTGTCATGAGAGGTATGGGGATAAGTCAGAGCAACAATATTGTTCGTACTGGTCTTCCGCCAAGAAGAAATATGAAGAAGGTTGGAAAGAACAATTACAAAGGCTTTTAAAACCAGCCACAGAGGAGATAGAAAGATTATTAACCTCAGAGAACGAAGCTATGAGGAAGGCAGCCATAGATCAGATCTATAAGTATTCAGGTAATGACATACAAAAAATAGATCAGGAGGTTAAACAAACCATCCAAGTTTCGTTTGATACCGAAGATGGAGATTAAATTATTTAAACCATACACCTTACAGAAAGAGTTTATAGATAAGTTTTCAGATACAGAAGACTTGTTTGGTGTTGTGGTATCTCCAAGAGGGTCAGGAAAGACTCTTTTAGGAATAAACCTTATGTTATATTGGCTCTTACAAAAACCCGGACGTAAAGGCGGGTGGGTATCACCGGTATACTCACAAGCTAAGAGTGTCTACGATACGTTCACACGTTCATCTAAAGAAATCATTACAGCAGGAAATAGAATGGATATGATCATTACTTTTGTAAACGGATCCACTCTTAAATTTCTTTCTTCTGATTCACCTGACTCCATAAGAGGTTTTAGATTCAGTCATCTTATTTTAGATGAGATGGCGTTTATGAAAGAATTAACCATCACACAGGCTATACTTCCTACACTTAACCCGCAAGGAAAAAAGTGTCTCATGATATCAACACCAAAGGGTCGTAACCATTTCTATGATTGGTTCAACAAAGAGGATGTAGTCAAGCAGAGGTTTAAACTCGATCAATGTCCGTATGTAAAACAAGAACTGGTAGATCAGGCACGTAAGTCCTTACCCGTAGATTTATTTAAACAAGAGTTTGAAGCACAATTTGTAGATGCTGCCAATGATGTGTTCGTAGGAGTGGATAAGGTAGCCAACATAAGTACATATGATGAGGTAAGAAACCAAGAAGTGTTTATAGGTATAGATACCGGTCTATCGGATGATGCTTCTGTATTGGTTTGTATCTCTCCTATGGGAAGAGTGGTTCATATAGAATCTATAAGTAACACCGAGATCAATACCGTAGCCACAAAGTTTAACAGTGTGTTACAAAGCTATAGGGTTGTAGGAGGGTATGTAGAGATAAATGGTATTGGAAGAGCTACTTACGACCTTATGAAAGATAATTATAGAAAGGTAAGACCTTTTACAACCACACAAGATAACAAAACAGAGATGGTAAGGAAGCTTATAGCAGACATAGAGTCTCTATCTATAGAATTACCATCAGAGGAACTATGTCCAACCCTACATAGAGAGTTTTCATCATACAGCTATAAAATGTCACCTACCGGTAAATTAAGTTTTGGTCATAGATCCGGACATAAGGATGACCATATAGATGCTCTATTGATGGCCAATTATTCAAGGGTTAAGTTTATAGAACGTAAACCTGTAAGGGTTGCCGGTGTTAAACCTGTATGGCAGAATTCTTACAATCCATCGACAGGTCCTAAATAACATTAACATGATATTTATTTTCATATGAAGAAGAATATAACATTTGAATTACCGCCTTACCTTACCATAGGCCAATACCAGGCAATGGCTAAAGGACAGAAAGGTACCAAATTTGAATACCTAACAACAACTGTATCTGCATTAACTAAGTATCCTCTTAAGGAGGTAGAGCAGTGGGATGTTAAATCAATGAAAAAGATCTTTGATAAGTTCAGAGACATTGACGTTAACAATTCAGAGTTCCACAGCTTAATAGAATGGAATGGTAAGCTACATGGATACAGCCATATTAACTCCCAGACGTTGGGAGAGTACGTAGACCTTGAACACTACTGTGAGAACGTAGAGGAGAATCTACACAAGATAGCAGCATTGATGTACCGACCGGTAAACAAACATAAGTTTAAATCTTTAAAGTTTACCCTCAAACATCAATTAAAGATCCTTAAGAACAGGATAGCTAACGTGTTTGATTACTATAAGGTAGAGAAGTATGATTCAGAATATTGTGATGAAGTAGCAGAAGGGTTTAAAGACTTTCCTGCCTATATCATTCTTGGAGCGATAGCTTTTTTTTTGACCACAGGAAATCTATATTTAAACAATACGATCTCTTCTCAGGAGGATCCCAAGATGAAAGCGATGATTCAGACCAACCTACTAACAAGTCTTGGTCAGAGCATTGGTCGTGGTGGGGGATTATCTACACACTCTCGAAGTCCGGAATACTTACAATTACAGGAGATACCAGCATTACAAACATAAACTTTATAACCGTGCTAAACTATCTCCAGGTAGACAAAGATTATAACAAGGAAGTGGAACAATTACAAAACCCTTCCATAAAAAGATATTAAATGGGTACAATCATATTTACAATTTTATTTATAGGTAGTTTGATCTACAATATAAAACAATATAGAGACATCCAGAAATGTAACGGATGTGAAACACAAATAAAACCTTCAAGGAAGACAAAACCCTCAAGGAATCAAACCAATAAACAAAATAAAGACGTTTAATTATGGCAAAGAAAAAAAACGTGTCTAAGCAGGAAATAATCATCGATGATAGTATCATAAAGGATGAAGTAGAACCTACGGCAGACACAAGCAAAATAAAGGAGACAAACGAAGAATACAACGGTATGAACGTAACGGCTATAAAACATTTCATTGAAGGGTATAAACAACACGGATGGGATGATCATAGAATAGCTGCAAGACTGGGAGTATCAACATCGGTGATCACAAAACTTAAGTAATGGAATATAACATCCCATACAGAGATATAATCAATGAGTTTCAAACGGCGTGTAGTCTACACAATCAGATAGCGGCATTTGATGCCGGTACTATAGACTTTTTAGATGCATCGTCACAAAACAGATTATATCCTTATATTTTTTTAAGACCTCTTTCTGCCACATTATTGGATGGAAGCAGAACCTTACAATTTGAATTATATAGTCTTGACCAACCCAACCTTTATGATGGGCAGAATATAGACGTTATATCCAATACCGAAATATATCTGTATGATTTGATGGCTTATTTTGATTACGGACCTGCTTCAAGATCACAAGTATATAGTGTTGATCTTGTTCAAGCCATTCCTGTTAACGAGGCATTTGCCGACAGACTATATGGGTGGATGGGTACAATAGATGTATCTACACCATTCGCTTTAGACTTCTGTCAATACCCTACCGGATCTGCATAATGAATAATATTTTAACTAAAGCATTAAGTAGAATAGGTGAGCTGTTAACTTCCGAGTTTAGAGCAACGATAGGTCGCGTGACAACTTCACGTGCTGTAGGTAGCTTAAAAAACAGCGTTAAATATAAGGTTGTTAAAACCAGTGAAGGAACAGGTCTTGAAAGATCTATGAATGATTACGGTAACTATGTAGATGCCGGGGTAAGAGGAACAAAATCTAAGTATGCAAAGAATCCACAATCATTCTTTGACATAGGACAATTTAACAAACCAATTATAAGTAAAGCTTCAGGTTTACCTTTTCCTGTAAGAATATC